AGGATTACCAAAACTATCTATAACATCCCCCCATAATGGAATGTTTGGGTTATCATCCCACAAATTTCCTTCATCCCATCCGCCCAATATACCACATTGACAGTTCTTTTCAGCTATATAAACTGAATACTGTTCATTTAATGATAATTCACCACCCAAAACCGTATTATCCGTGACCGCGTTTTTAATAGTTATAATTGTTTGTAAATTATCAATATCTGCTTCCGAACTGACGATTTCAATATATGAGTTATTTAATTCAAGGTTGGCCAGATTTCGTATAAAGATAATAAAACCTTCTTTAAATAATTCTGAATAGTCACCGCTTTCTAAACCGGATGATGTTACTACTTCTGGTGAACCTTCATATGTAAGAGTATAATTTGACCCGATTACAATTTTATCAAACCTGCGAAGTTTTAATGTTCCTATGGAGTTCTCATTAGTGACTAGATCATTAACGGTAAATATAGTTAAATTGTTAACCCCATCATATACTGGTAAACTATTAACCTGATGTGCACCATTATTATACGCCGTTCCTTCAATAGTAAAGTATTCATTTTCTGATAAGCTACTGGTTGCATCACCAATAACACTAATTTCATTTCCTGAAAAATCTATATTAGAGATTGTATATGATGGTAAGCTGTTTATGTTATCGGCGGGTAACATTTCAACAAGAGGGAAAGTATCACCATATTGATTCATTATGCTTTCCCACCATGTTACTCTTGAAGTAGCTGTGGAGCATTTGTTACGAACGGTTATATATTGTGGAAGTTCATTAGTTTCAGAATCCCAATAATAATCACGATAGTTTATTATTTTATTAATATCGATTGGTGGTGCCCAGTTGAATTTTTGGGTTGCACCCCAATTAGCAAAATCTTCAAGGTCTACACCCAATCTTTCTAATTCGTGTTGGATATCTTTCCATGAAGCCATGTGTTCTATGGAACCAATTTTATCATATAGGATAGGTTGTAACTGGAAGGCTTGACGATGAACGTCTTTTTCTTTTATTTGACGTTTAACTATAGCGGAGCTATTTCCTTTACCAATATAACCCGCGACCTTATCTACTTCCTGTTTAGATAGGTATCTATTAAACAAGTTGCTGAATAGGCTGATATTTGTATCAGACTGATATGGCTCTGGCAGCAAATGTACCAAATCCATAAAAGCTTTTGTATAATCTGATTTATTATTGTGCGACACGGCTACACATTCTCCAATAGTTCCAAGTATTTATCTGACTAACATTAGGCAAAAAAGCGCCTTATTGACGGATATTTTCCGGTGTAAATGACTGAACAATTTCAATGTTCTGCGTAGATATATCAGGTACAAAGATTTCATTTTCACGGGATTGAACTTGAAACAAATCACCAAACTGGTTTGTAGAAAAGGTTGGAACCAACACGATTGATTTTATTTCAGGACCAAGTGCGGCATGGATTGAAGCGGACAATTCGGTAAAAAAGAATGTACTACCAAAATCCCAATCATCAATGTCAAAATAATCACGAATAACTTCAACGATTCTAACTTTAACTTCATTATCAGTTAAGTTACTGATTTCAGGGCGTATTACTTTAAATGTAGCTTGTAATTCTGGAATTGCACGACTTCCAAAAAGTATTTTAAATAAACCAGTTTGTAATATTACCGTATCAGATATCATACGATTTTCAAGTAGGCTGTCATAGGCCGTTCTTAAATCTAATGGCGTTGGTGCATCTGGACTAATGTCAGTTTTATTTTCGAGCCAACGTGTAACACTTTCATAGTAGCCAGAAGTAATTATAAACATATCTATAATATTAGACGCAGCTGGATCTACTAAATGAAAACGCGGGGTTGTATAAAACCATGCAAAGTTCAAAGGATATCTTCCATGTTCACGTCTATAAAGTCTATTGCGTTCAGAATTTAATAAATCAAGATACCATGCGGAACGAACAATAGCTGTATCCGTTACTGGAACCCATTCACTTGTTGAAGAATCGCGATTAAAATATACAAACTGCTTAGTACTAATTTGTATAGTCTGTCCTGCTGTAGTTCCATTTACGGTTAAATTTGTAAGTTCGGTACCTGTAACAGGTTCTATATTAGAAACGGTTCCATAAACAGTCGGGGAACCAAAATTCAATACCGGGGAACCACCAAAAGTTGGTAATAATTGGTCATGTGATAGTGGATCATTATATTGACCTATCGGAATAGTTGTATATCCTGGTGAGCCGCCTGTATAAACTGCGCCCGTACCATCGTTTAAAACGCTATACGTACCATTATAGTTACCATATGATGGATCTGTTGCACCATTTTGTATTCTTATTTTTGAACCTATTGGAAAATCTGCGGTAACATCACCTGATACTAAGACAGTATCTGGCGCTGATGGTGAACCTGGCATTGGTGACCCAATAGGGTTATTAATAATATTAACATCAATTATATCAAAAACAGGGTATAATCCCCAAGTTCCTATTGTGGCAGACCCATTGTCATAGTCAAAAACAGTACCATCGACGCTTACCAATACACTATCTGCTTCTGTACCATTTATAAAATATTGTGATGGTTTTATGAAAGTTACAGAAGTATAATCGTCTGTAGCTGCAAAAGTATCTGTAGAATATAATAATTCTAACTGGTCAATTTGATCTGGAATACCGTCATCATTAGTATCTGTTGGTATAACAAACAATCTACTATCATCTGGAACTCCAGCATTTGGAAGATTTTGAGCTACTAATTCTTGACCTAAAACGTTGTAAATTTTATTTTCAGTTAATACTGCATCCAAATTTCCATTTAAATTGGCGCGTAATATAACAATATTATCGTCATTAGAAGTTAATGTATTAAAGTTTATTACGCTTGACGTATTAGCATTTCTAAATTTAGTGCTAACGCTTTGCGCATTCATACGTTTAACTTGCCAACGTACTGTCCATCCTGATAAATTGCTTGCTGTAAATTGCGCTTCAATTCTTATCATAAGACTTGAAGAAAATGGCAAGCCAGTTGATGGATTTATAGTTGTATTTGGTCCAACCGTCCAGTGTGGTATTTCAACGGTTGGGCTTCCAACAGCAGTTTGTGATTTAAAGTATAAATCTACCTGTGGGTTTGCTGACGTTGCTGCACTATTGAGTGCCGTTTCTATAAATGGTCTTTCTAAATCAATATCAAAAGTACAAGGTATTTGCCCAAGAATATTATAAAAATCACCACTACATAATAATGGTTCTACAAGATTGGTTATTACTTCATCCGCAGTTAATGCTAAATTTGAAATAGCAACGCCACCATTATTAATATCGTCTTCTACCCAAAATAATGCTAAATCTTCACCGAAAATTTTAACATCTTCATAGTATTCTTTAGGATCGTGCCACGCTATATACTTAGAATCACCAGCAAACGTTCTATTAACTGCTTGTAATTTCAATATAGAGGGGTCTTGTAACATAAAAGAATTATAGTCACGGCCATTAACCATTCTATCCTGTGTATAATAAACAGATGGTGCAACCCTACGAATATGTTCAATATCTTCAGAAACCGAAGCATTTTGTAAAGAATTTATTAATGAGAATGTAAACTTAAAAGTCTGTGTAGTATTTGTTAGGTCAAGATATGTAAATGATGCCGTTTGATCTACAACAGATGATTTTTGTATAATACTATTACTGTTCGCAGAAATTCTGTACCAAATATCAAATTCACCAGAAGGTATATCTGAGAATTCCCCGTCACCAAAAATTAATCGTACTTGGTCATTATCTAATGTTTCAATTTCATATTTTTGACGATTTTTATCTGTATTAAAAATTATATTTTGCGCATTCGCCAAATCAACTTCGGTCCATTCACCATATCTACCAATACCGTCTTCTAAGTGTGGCAATATATCTGCATATGGATTAGTTTCTACGATAACACGTGTACTTGGATCTACATTATTGAGCCAAACATCAGTTTCATTAATATTGCTAACTAAAATATCGTGGGTTTGGTTTGGGGTAACACCATCGAAAGATTGGGTTACTAATTGTAATGTTCCTTGTTTTGTAAAGCAGAAAAATCCTGTGGTATCTGAACCATCACCCAAACCATCTGAACCGTACAAAATTGAAAATTTGGCGTTTCTTTCGGGACGTTTTTCTACAGGCGAAGTTGATGTCAATGTAACAGGTACCAACTCCATTGGGAATGCTGTACCTGATGATGTTGCAGAATAGTTAAATGTTGAAACTCCACTACCCTTTAACGGTTGATTGTTCCAAGTATATAACTCAAACAATACGTCTTCTATCTGTACACGTTCATTCGGTGAAACGGTTCCAAAATCTTGTTCTAAAACACGATTCAATACAAGTAAAAATTGTTCTTTCCAATCTGGATTATTTAAATCGTTCCAAACTATTTTGGTGTTAGCTAAATTTCTACCTTGCGAATCATTAACTTGTTCTGTAGTTTGAATAGATGTTATTTTAACTAAACCACGCGCAGCAATATTTCTTGATACTTTATAAGATATTAATTTTGCAAGACGAAGGATGGATTCTTTACGTTCAGCAGTACTGATAAAGTTTTCGTGGGCATTTAAATCAAGTCTGTAAGAAATGATTTCACCAACGTATGCAAATATTTCAAGGATTGCTATAAATTCACTTGATTCAATATAATCGTTAAAATCTTCAGGAAAGTAAAGTTTTACATAATCTAAAAGACTTTCTTTGATTGTATTATAATCGAACGCCGAAAAGTTAACACGGGTAAATACCTCGTGTGCGCGTGTCCAAGCCTCCGCTCTAGATATTTCTATAGCCATATTAATCCTCAAATTGGATGTTTAATTCAAAATCATCCACCTTATTTAATTCTATATAAAACAATGTTGCATTAACATACAACGAGTTAGTATCAAAATCTGGTGTTACAGACATGTTTACCAGATTTATTCTTGGGTCATAGTCGAAAATAGCCAAAAGTTCAGCATATACTTCATCCACCAAATCTTCATCTAATGGTTCAAACGCTAATTCAGGTATAATACTTCCAAATTCTGGCATCATCACACGCGTACCTTTCACTGTAAATATATGATTTAACAGATCCATTTTCACCAGTTCAACATCACGAAGTCTTAAAGACTTGTTTTTTTGAAACTCGAATGAGGAATATCCCCTGTAAAGATTAGTGCGTGCCATATAATAAAATCCCAATACTATCTAATATTTATTTCCTGTCGGTTTAGTAATTATCGGTGCCAATTAGGGTTACGATCAATGAGTTCCCCGCGTTCTGATTTACCAACATTTGGGTCATCATATGTAAATTCTGCGGAATTGGTATGGGTATTACCAGTACTGTTGTCTGTGGCAGATACTTTAGTCATTACCCTTGCCCATGGTTCATGTTCTGGAACGCGATTAGTCCAAAAAGCTTCCTTGGTATTACTGGCACTGGCTGGTGTTGCAGCAGCAGCTGGTGGTCCATTGAGGTGAATCGCGGAACCAGTTTGCAATATCTGACCACCCGCATTTATATTCGCATCACCATCGGAAGCCAACTTTAATACACCACCTGTTATATTAGTTTCACTTGAGCCAGTTAAATGTATATTCGTAGCTAATATATTTAAATCACTATCACTTTTAAGTTGTAAATTTCCAGACTTGGCGTGAAGTCGTACCTCCGTTTCTGAAATAAGATGAATACCATTTTTGGCTTTTACGCGAAATGTATCACCAGCTGTAAAGTTAATATCTTTTTCTGCATGATATGAAATGTTTCCTTTTGCATAGATATCAATATTACCTGTTTTTTCATCAAGTTCTATCCACGATTTTCCACCTGCTACACTAAGATAGATGCGTTCATTAGTATCATCTAAAATAATTTGATGTCCTTGTGTTGTTCTAACACGAATGCGGCAACTTTTAGCTGAGTCACCCATCGATATAGAATGAAAGCCTGGAGTAGTCCACGAATAAACTTGTGGATCATATGCAAAAACTGTAGTATCGGATGTTAATCCATCTTCTAATCTTGTCTTGTGATATCCATGTGTATTCTCTATTTCGTTACCGTCTTTTTCTGTAAATGTTTCCGCTTTATCATCTATATGTGAAGTAAAAAGAACATCATCAGTATCAATAAAAAACGAATCGATACCTGCTACACCAATATCTGCACCACGTGTTCTATATTCGTAATTTTTTCGTGGATCAATAGGTATTCCTGAACCAACACTATCTAATGATTTTTGGAAGGCCATTGTTTGACTATCATATAAAGGTTGAAGTGCTTCTTCTGTTGATGTTAATGGCCCAGAGGGTTCATCTTGTAAACCATTTTCTTTATTATACGAATATCTACCATGAGGTAATGTGTGTGGTAAAAATTGATCATGTAAACATCCCAAATAAACGCGGAATTTAGGATCGCCTTCAATACATGCTACTAAAACATATGTGCCGACTTTGGGCACATTAAACATACCATATGCTACAGGCCCAGATGATATATTATCTTCACGGCCACGGGCTAGTGAAGTTGTTGTACCTGCTAATGGTGATATTGGTGTTGCCCATGGAATGGTTTTTATTGGGGTATCTTTTGTATCACCAAAATATGGACATGCGATACGAATCCTTCCCATTTGCTGCGGATCGTTCGTATCTACTACTTCACCCAATGTTAACTGTTCAAATTCACCAGTAACACCAAGGCCATTGTTTATATCATCAAATATTGACATTTTTAACCTTTTCTACCATTTCGTCCATATGTTCTATTTTTAACTTCACCAACTGTTCGTTCTTCGTTTGTTTTATCATAGGTGCGTGTACCTCGATGTCCTACAGTTGTTGATGAGGTTGTTGTTGGTTCTTTTATAGCTTCTTTCGTTGGTATATTTTTGTCACGCGGTTTAGTATTGGATGTTGTTTTATCAGAAACTGGAATACTCATTAAATCTAATTCTTGTAAAAATTCACCATCTGAAAACATTTGTTTAACACCAAATATCATATAATATCCCTTATACCAAAAGTCTTCATATTCTGTGTTAAAGTCATTAGCATCAACGGGCATCTTTATATTTACTTTGCAAAGAGTTGGCGTTTTTAACCATTCAGGATTTATTGTCTTATTTTCTTTTGCATCTTCTGTCTTACCAGCTGCTAACTCGGAAGGAAGAATTAACAATTCGCCCAATAATTGCGGATTACCAAAAATTGTCATTTTAGCTTCTATATTTTCCAGTGCAGCATGGCGGCTTAATAACGCTTGAAAAGTTGCACTACTTACAGGATTTTTTGTATTACGAGCCATGGGTTGTTTAATTATAGAACCTAAAAACAAAGGTGTTTTTGGTCTTGTATTGTTTGCTTTATTAGCAGGAGACTGACCACTTTGATGTGTCATACCATTTATATCAGCTGTAAGTTTTGTTTTTTGGTCTGGAACTGTATCTGTAGTAGCAGCTATTTGAAAGAATGCCATACCCATTTCCATTTTAATATCGAAACTTTTAATGTCTACATTTTTACCAGTAAAAATATAATTAAAATCTATGGATTGGCCGGGTCTTGGTTTATATTCTTCACCTTTAGAAGCTGCATCAAATGGTTGTTCAATTAATTCATATCTATTAACATAATATTGTACTACAAATTTGTCGTGGGCAGATTTTAACCCTGATGCGATTTTGTAAATATATCTTTTACCACTATCACCTTCTGTTCCATCCTTAATAACACCTTCACACGAGGCCATTAATTTTTTAATTATTTCTTCGACGCCCAAATCTGAACCAAAATTATATGGGGTGTCAGAACCCCTACCACCTACTCTAATAGGTTCATTTGATGCGGCTTGATATTCAGACTTATCGTAATCTGGTGCAATTATTTCATATGTAACTGGTCTATAATTATTTTGATAAAACTGTTTTGCTTGTTGGGCAGCTGAATCCTCCGAAATAGCATTTCCAGTTTTCTTAGCTTCTTCATATAGTGTGTTGGCATAATCTTCTATAGCCTGTTGTTCATATTCCTTATATGAATCATTAACACGCAATGCCAATCTCTCAAAAGTTTTTGCTAATGTTTCACCTTGTACAACATTTATAGAAACACCATTAAAAATCTTTTGCGTGTGTGGTAGTTTACCTAGACCATTAACAGCCCCAACAAAATTCATTTTATATTTTGCACCAGAGCTATCAAATAATGCTGTAATATCGTAGTTTATAAACAAAAGTGGACGAATATTTGATATCATTTCTGTAGAACCATCGTCATTATGTCCAACAAAAATAGTCTTTAAAACAAATATCAAACCTACAGGATCAGTTTCTAAATCATCACATATATCAGTTAATCTATTAAGAAAACTTGCGCCGAGCGGTTCTACTATTTCTAGTTCACCTTCTAATGACATAGATGTTGATTGTGGTATATCACCCTTACCAACATAATTTTCCATTGCTATTATATTTTCCCACGATGCATTAATAATAAAAAACCGCGCATCTGTTGTACCATCTATAATAGTTACATACTTATTATTAGGATTTCCACCTATTTGTCTTGGTGTATATCTTGCCTGATTAAATGGATGTTGAAAAACGGTTATCTCACTAGTGTTTGATAACTCTTCGGCTGCTTCTGTACTATTACAGGCCATAAGAATGTGGTGATAAGCGTACGACCTGAATTTTCCAAGTATATTCTGTGGATTTGACATTATATTCTCTTATTATTTTATAACTTTACCGCCTTCCGTTTTCGTCATTATATCTAACGTTAGGCGTTGTTTTGTTGGCATAACAATTTCTGCACCTGCAACAAGTTCTGTTACCGGGTCTACAATGTTGTTATATTGTAGAACTATCCATGCATAAGTTGCTTTACCATATAGACGATATGATAATAAATCTGGTCGTCCTGCTTCATGTTCACGCACAGTTATTCTAAGATCGTTGTCTTGTTTTTCTAGTGCACGTCTTTCCCACCAACCAAGTCTTTTGGTATATCTGTCTGTTAATCCGCCTTGTACCATGCGCGAATTTCTATTATCTACCGAATTTGTATTTCTATCATCAATACTGTAAGCCATAATTAAAATCCTTGTAATATTCCTTTTTTGTACGCATCCAAATTAAACCCTTCATATGAATTGGGTGAATGAGTTTCAATTAATGCTATATCAATATTCATTATTAGTGGCATTGGTACACCATTTGATGTAGTTATATAATCCATATCATTAGGATAAGGTATTGTGAGTTGTTGTATAACAACAGGAACGCGGTTTATATGTTGTGAAACGTTCCATATGTTTGATGTATTACCAGATTTATTTTGTTTAGTTTCCGAACCAACATTTCGTGAATAGGCGCTCAGATAAAGAACTGGTGGTGGTGCACCCAATAATTCAGTACCATAGTATCTTTCCAAGTCTTCTTCATTATCTGATTGTGGTCTATATGGATCGTATCCGCCTTGTTCTCTGCGTGAACGGGCTTGTCGCTGGCCATCTTCTAATGTGGTACTGTTTCCAAACCGTGGCATACACCATGCGCGAAGTGTCCAAAGCTTTGCCAAGTTTCGGTCGGCTTCTTGAATTGTTCTAGAAATTAATTTAACGTCCGATATTTGAAAGGTGCGTGAAGCGGTATTCTTATACACCTGAATTTGACCGGGTGCGTGTAATGGGTCTAAAGAACCATAATTGACGCTTCTATTTTCCGAAACAGTTGGTGATGCATCAAAAGATACAGTTTTTCCGCCGCGAGACGCAGCCGTCAACCTTACTTTATAGGGATTTTCTTGCGATTTTGCCATATAATTTCCTTAACCTATGTTACTGATATTTATTACAGTTGACATAGCTTAAAAAGTGATATATAATACTGATAATTGGAGAATAAAATGGCAAAAGAAGAACAAAAAACGCCACCCAAGAAAAAAACTAACTATTTAAGAAATAAAGACTTGCTTGTTGAAGTCATAGCCTGTAAAGAAACAGGCGTAATGTCAGACACACTAGCAAGAATGCTTCAATTACTTACAGCAAAATATGGCCGGTCAGCGCAGTTTGGCGGTTATACTTTTAATGAAGATATGCAGGCATATGCGATGATGATGTTATGTAAAACGTGGTCTAGTTTTGACCCGATGCGCAGTGATAATCCATTCGCATACTATACGCAAAGCATTAAAAATTCATTCAAACAATTCTTAAATCGTGAAAAAGTTCAAAGGGTTGTACGAGATGAATTATTAGTTAAACGTGGTTTAAATCCATCGTTTACATACTTGGCTGAATATGCAGATTCCGATCATCACCATGTCCATGATGAAGAAGATCACAACCAAGTAATGCAGGACATGAAAGATATAAATGATAGTGAAGATAGTTCTTCAGATGATTTAATTTCTTTCGACAAATAATATAACTATAAAAAATAGGAAATAATAAAAATGGGAAATCAGCCTAGGTTGATGAAAGGCGCATTTTTCAGCGATATACACGTAGGTGCTAAATCGAATTCACAACAGCACAATGATGACTGTATGGAATATATTAACTGGTTCTGTGATAAGGTTAGATCAGATCCTGATATAGACTATGTTTGTTTTTGTGGTGATTGGCATGAAGTTAGAAACGCTGTCAATGTATTCACTTTAACATATTCTTACCAAATTGCTTCCAAAATCAATGATTTAGGTCTTCCAGTATTTTTTATCATAGGAAACCACGATTTATATAATAGAAATAACAGGGAAATATATTCAGTTATTCCTTTTCACGAATTTGAAAACTTTACCATAATTGATAAACCTACCGTTTTTGACAACATTGGTGATGGTGTATTGATGTGTCCATTCCTATTTCATGAAGAATACCCTAGTTTAATTGACTACAATAACATTCCTTTTTGGGTAGGGCATTTTGAATTTAAAGGATTTATAGTTACAGGTTATAATATTACCATGAAAACAGGCCCAGACCATACGGACTTTTCTGCGCCAGAAAATATTATTTCTGGACATTTTCACAAACGACAAACTAGTGGTAATGTAACTTATATCGGAAATACGTTTCCTACAAACTTCAGTGATGCTGATGACAGTGAACGAGGTATGATGGTATTTGACCATGGTACTAAAACTATGGTATTCTATGATTGGGAAGATTGTCCAAGATATACAAAAGCAAAATTAACAGATATTGTTGGTGAAAAGGTTACACTTTACCCCAAATCGCGGGTACGCTGCATTGCAGACATTCCTATAACTTATGAAGAAAGTATAGAGTTAAGAAGAACTTTTATGGAAGGTTATAATTTGCGGGAATTTACAATTGAAGAATCTATTGAAATTCATGAAGCATTAACGGATACCGAGGTTGATATTGATATGGCGGCTGAAGATGATGGAAAAGATCTTGGTTCGACAGACGAAATGGTAATTGACATGTTAAAGGCTATAGATTCAGAATTAATTAATAGCGACTTGTTAGTAGACATATACCAAAAAGTATAACATAAAAAATAAAAAATAATAATGTAATGATTAGGTTTAAAACACTTTCGATTAAAAATTTTCTTTCTTATGGTGAAGCACCAACAGTGATCAATCTTGATGATGTTGGCACTACATTAATAGTTGGGGAAGATTTAGATAATACTGCAAGCGGTACAGGTGCTAATGGTGTTGGAAAAACTGTTTGGATAAATGCACTTATCTATGCTTTATATGGTAAACCCATATCTAAAATTTCCATGGACAATCTTATTAATAATATTAATAAGAAAAATATGGAAGTAGCGGTTGAATTTGAAAAAAATGGTGAATTAATTACCGTAATGCGTGGACGAAAAATAACAGGCGTTGGTAATTTATCAAAAATATACATTCGTCCGGCTGGAACAGATTTAAATTTAGATAGTACGGAACAAGATAAAACACCAGCCAATCCAAAAGAATTTGATAATTTTATCGTGGAAAAACTTGGCATACCATATGAACTGTTTGTTCGTATAGTTGCTTTTGCTGCTACTCATACGCCATTTTTAGAACTCCCTGTTCGTGCCGCATCAGGTGCAAACCAATCAGATATTATGGAAGAATTGTTTAGATTAACCCAATTATCTGTTAAAGCTGAAGGACTTAAAGAAGCAATAAAAGACACCAAACAGCGCCTTGAAATTAAAATTAAACACAATGAACAATTAGAAAAAGAACACAATCGCCATAATATACAATTGGAATCTGCACGTGCGCGTGTAAATGATTGGGAAGAAACCCGCAACGATGATATTGAAAAGATTAAAGTTGAATTGACAAAGTTTGAAAATGTTCCTATAAAGGAACAAGAGTCACTTTATAAGCGTATTGATAAGGTTAAAACTGAACTTCTAAAAGTAAAAGAAGAACAGAAAGAAGTTGAATCTGTGGTTACTAAAATAAGTACCGAATATACAATAGCCACAACTAATATTAAACGCTTCAAGGAAGAAAAGGAAAAAATTGTAAACTGGAAAGACGAAAATATTAAAAAGGCCGCAGCATATAAAGAGGCCGCAGAAAGATTGCCCGAAGCATATGTCCTTTCAAAGCAGAAAGAATTACATGATGGATTAACGGTTTTAACAGAAGAACTAGACGAGTTGAATTCAAAAAAAGCCGATTTGGAATATTTTATAAAAGATACAAATAAAATTACAGAAAAACTCCAAGAAGAACTTCAACACCTTGAAGAAGCGAAGTGTCCATATTGTTTACAGAAATATGAAAGTAAAGATAAAATAAAGGATGCTCAACATACCATAAAAAACAAAAAGCAGGAAGAAGTTGATGCCACATTACTTTTAGATGTTGTTATAAAAAATATTAGCGGTACTAAAAATAATATTGACATGATATCTGAAGAAATCAAATATACTGTTAAAGAAATAGAAAATTATGAACGTGAACGTGTAGAATATGCTAAGAAAATGGAAGAACTTCTCAACGAAAAATGTCCATATGGTGATAAACATGGTACGGGTGATTTGATTGATGCGATACACATTTTAGAAAAAGAGGCTGAAGAATTAAAAGAACGATTGGATGAAGAAGCTGATCGTTTAGTAGAAGTAGATGAAATAGTATCTGCACTCGAAAAAGAAGTTTTACAATGTAAAAATGCTATTACTATTTCATCGATTGATGAATTATACCAGATTAAAAACAAAATTATACAACTTAAAGATAAGATTAAAGAACTTGAAGATTCAGTAAACCCATATTTAGAACCATTAAAAGAACTAGAGATGATTGAGCTTGAACCAATTGATATGGATTCTATAAATGAACTTGATAATTTGATGAAGCACCAAAACTATTTATTGAAACTTTTAACCAAAAAAGATAGTTTTATTAGAAAGACGCTTTTGAATAGAAACCTTTCATTCTTAAATCATCGATTAAAGGAATACTTAATTGCCCTAGGTCTACCGCATAAGGTTGAATTTACTCATGAAATGACAGCCCATATTTCACAATTTGGGCGGGAACTTGATTTTGGCAACCTATCTAGCGGTCAGAAGGCGCGTGTTAATCTTGCGTTGTCGTTTTCATTCAGGGATGTGCTTCAAAAATCACATGATAGTATAAACGTGTGTATGCTTGATGAAGTTTTAGACGTTGGCCTCGATTCAGTAGGTGTTCAAAATGCCGCAAGAATGTTAAAACGAAAAGCACGCGATGAAGATTTAGCGCTTTTCATAATTTCCCATAGGGATGAAGTCAGCAACATTTTCGATAAGAAAATGGTAGTTCAAATGACAAAAGGTTTTAGTTCTGTAAAAGAAGAAGAATGATGAAATTTAGAAAAGTTACCTTTAATAATAATGATTATGGAATCGTCACAATTGATGATGAAGCACCCACGAATATTGTAGAATTTGATTTAACCCAAATACATTTAGTTGAAAATCCCATGCCTGGAATGGAAGTACAACCATCTAATATGTTATTGGAAATTGGTGATTTACTTTATGTCCATGGAACAACCCACGTATATGATGGGACAACATGGTTATGTGTTGATGTTGTTGAAACTAATGATGAAATTTTTATGCAAACTCCAATAAAAAGCCACCCCGGACGTGTATACCCACGTGCAGATAAAACTATCAGATTAGATGTATCTGAAACAAAAACAATGTCTTATTGGAATAAAGGTATAGATGGTAAATGGCACATGTTCGTTACTGTTGAAGAAGGTGGAAAAGTTAAGGATAGATATATCGACGGTTTAATTGTCGATAAAAAACAGTGGGATGAATTAGTAGTTCCTCCCGCAGATTGTTGTATAGATACACCAAAAACAGAATCTCCGCATAAATACAACAAATCATTAAACATAATGGAGAAACAGATGAACGACCAAGATACACTTCTTGCAGCTAAAACAGTAATTAAAGACGTAATGATACATCACCTTTTTGAACCTATCGACAGGATAACCTTTTCTTCCATGGAAAAAATGATTATTGATAGATTGATTGATACTATCGATATTGATTTTTCGGTGGATGTGGATTTATATAAAGATGATGATGTAAAAGTCAAACTTATTCTTTACTGGAATGATGATATACACAAAGATACAGTAATTACAGCAAGTTATGCTGATTGTCCTGTTTTCTTTGATGGTGAAAAGAATGAAAGACCTGTAACAAAAGAATCTGAAAAGGAAATTAAATTTCGCGCATTTGATGATGCGATGGGAGTTGTATAATGAAGTACTGGAAGGAAGATGAAGTTCAAGTTCTTCCTTATTGGGAAGGTAGTAGAATTTTACCATATCATCATCCTGCTTCTAGGGTTGTAGACCATGATACAGGTTCAACAGTCTTTGAATGTGAAATTATTCCTTTTACGGAAAGAGAAGCGGAATATATTGACCATATTGAAAAAACACTTGTAACTGGAAAATGTGTAAAGGTTGAAATTCGTGAATGGAGCGCAAATAGTTTAATGGGCGTTCGTCATGAAGTAGTATCATTAAACAGTATGGGATATCTTGAAGAACCTGATAATAAAGATGCCACGTTCGCACGGGCAATGAAAATTGTATAATAATAACATAATATAACTTGTTATTATTAAAAAAGAATTTATAAGTTATTGAATTCTTTTAAATGTGTAGCTAAATACTACCGTTTATAAGGACAATAACTATATGTACATATGTTACCAGTGGACTTGCACTGCAAATAATAAAAAATATGTTGGTGTTACAAAAAATACACTCAATGTTAGGTGGCAAAGACATTGCTACGATGCCGATAATGGTAGTCAGTGCCTATTTCATAAGGCAATACGAAAATATGGTAAGGATGCCTTTAATGGGGTTATTTTAGCTACTACCAAAAGTGAAAAAGAAGTTTTATCACTTGAAAATAAGTACATTGAAGAAAATGGTACATTAGCAGATAAACATGGATATAACTTAACTACAGGTGGTGAATATCCAAAACTTAGCAAAGAGTTACGAAATTATTTGTCAGAAAAGGCTAAACAAAGAAAGCCAGTTTCTAATAAAACAAAAAGAAAGTTATCAAAAAGTCTTAAGGGAAATACCAATAAAAAAGGTAAATTGTTATCCCAAAAGACCAAAGATAAAATTTCTGAAAAATTAAAGGGGACAAAACAACCCGAATACGTTAAAATAAAACGTAGAGGTCAAAACCATTACAATGCTAAAAAAGTAATGGTGGATGGTACGATATATGCTACTATTTTAGAAGCCTCAGAAAAGTTAAGTATTCCTTATGGGACGGTTTATAATCGTATTAAAAGTTTAAATACTAAGTTTGGTAGTTATCATCTAATAGAAGGATGTGTATGATGCGCATCCTTGGAATAGACCAAAGCTACACTTCTACTGGAATAGTGGTTTTGGAAAATGGTAAAATGATTTATTCGGAACGTTTCGTATCAGATAAGGAACGGGATCGTTTTGGTCAGGCATATGAAATAGCTTTACATATCGCAAGTGTATATGATAAATTTGCACCTGATATTGTAGCTCTTGAAGGACTTGCCTTTGGAATGAAAGGTAATGCGACTAGGGATTTGGGTGGATTACAATTTGTAATTGTTTGTCACCTTCAGGAAGTTAAAAAACAACCTGTAAAAATTATTGCTCCTCTAACTGTGAAAAAATTTGCTACAGAAAGTGGACGAGCGAAAAAAGAAGAAATGATAGAAAGCTTGCCCAAAAATATCTTAAAAGAATTTGAGGATATGGGGTTAAAGAAAACTACAGGGCTTGCAGACCTTGCTGATGCATACTGGATTGCAAAGACAGTAGAGAACTTAAAATAAAAGGTAAAAAGTATGGCAACATACACATACAAATGTACAAATGAAAAATGCGATCTTAACACGCTGGCTGATGAGCCTATAATTTTAGAAGTTCAACAAAGTATGAAAGACGAACCACTCACTATTTGTCCAGATTGTAAGAAAGAAACATTAAAAAAGGTTATAATGTCCGCAGGTGGTGGATTCCGAATTGGCGGAAAAGGTGTACATAAACCGACAGCGCACTGGGGCAGTTGATGGGCTGCTGGAAGGAAGATATTAAAAATCTTACTTCCAGTGAAAATCCTCTCTCCTTTTATAACTGGATACAGATATTAAATTTTTTTGAAAACCATAAAAACGAATTAGATATAGAAGATGTTCAATTAATAGTAGATAGATCAGAAAAAATTAGATTATATGTAAATGAAGAATATCGTTCAAGGATAGAACGATGTGAAGTACGACCAAATGTATATCTACATTTGGAAAATCTCAAGGAAGAAAAAAGCAGAAGTGACATACAAGTCAACGAAGACAATCTTATTGCTTGTCACCAATAAGTCGGTGTACGGTGCCCAACTTGAAGCGTAAGCTATTGCGGCTAGTCCATCGTTAGATGAATATCATTAAAAGGTAGAAATCAGATATGCTGCGGTATTCCAGATTTCACACGTTATGGTGGTAGTTTTCCACTAGGTAGCCGTGACCCCTTCGGACATTGACCTTGGTTTTTATAACCTAAACGAGGGAAGGGGATAATTTATCCAACAATTAGACATAAAATAAAACAAGCCAGCGCATATATGGCAAGCGATAGCGCAGACATATATGGCTCGGCTTCACCAAGTGCGCAGCACGTAGGTGGACCTGGAAAACTTGCTTTTAATCAATTGCTGTGATAAACTTGTACAGATGGATAATAATAACAATAAAATTTTAGAAAGTTGGGCTACACCTGAATTAATCCCACGTGAAAACCAAAAGATAGCTCTTGAATGGCTTGCACAACAAGATTCCAAATATCTCATACTTGAACTACCTGTTGGTTCAGGTAAATCAATTTTAGGTCTTACCCTTTCAAAATACCTAGACGGAGGTTTAGGTAGTTCATTCGTATTAACACCACAACGTATACTTCAAGACCAATATGAAAATGACTTCGAACATTATGGAAGAAAATTTCTCGCTTCTCTACATGGAAAAGGAAATTATAAATGTAAATCTAAGGGAACATCATGTAACGTTGGTACATTAGTTAAACCAAGATGTGAAGATTGTCCTTTTGCGAATGCAAAAAAAGAAGCACAAAGTTCAGCGAATACTGTACTCAATTATAAACTTGCTTTAACGTCTTTTACATATACTGAAGTATTTAAAAAACGCCATTTAATGGTCTTAGATGAAGCACACACTTTAGAAAGGCACTTAGTAGATTTTGACTCAGTAGATATCACGTATGCTATGTGTAAGCGATACGGAATAAATTTTAAAGTACAAACAAGTATTGAAGATGCACTCGATTGGGTTAAGGTGTCATATTTACCAAAAATGGAAGAAATCTTGGGTGATATGGAATCAGATTATGAATACCTATATGATAAGGCAGGTACAGAAATAACACGCAGTGAACTCAGTAAATTGAAAGAAATTGATGAATTAGCAGATCACGTAGCAGATGTATTACAGATGTCTACACGTACTATAGATTATTTAAATGAACATTTTGTGTTGGTACATGATAAAACAATGTTTCAATTTAAACGTCTTCGTGGATCATATTCATTTAAAAAGATCCTAGAACCTATGGCTAATAGGTTCCTATTCATGTCTTCAACAATATTGAATAAAACTTCATTTTGTTACGACTTAGGTATTGATCCAGATGAAGCTGCTTTTCTTTCACTTGATTCCGAATTCCCTATTGAAAATAGACCCGTATATTATATGCCTGTTATGAAGATGAATGCTTCATGGAATAAACCCGAACAAGCAGCTGATAGAAAACAAATGATTAAACGTATTAAAGATCTATTAGAAATTCACAAGGATGATTCTGGTATTTTACATACAGCTAATTATCAAGTTGCACAATGGTTAGTTAAAGAATTATCAGATGATATTAACCATGTTATCTATAATCACAATCCCGATGAAAACACAAATAGAAACGAAGCAATACAGGGATTTATTGAAAGTAATGTACCTGCTATTTTAATCAGTCCATCATGTACAGAAGGTCTTGATCTTAAAGATGACCTTTCTAGGTTTGCCATTACTGTTAAAACGCCGTTTGGATATCTTGGGGATCAATGGATTAAGCGTCGTATGGAAATGTCCAATGAATGGTATCGTCGAAGGGCTATGATAGATATTATTCAAGGTGGTGGGCGTATTGTACGTTCAGCTGAAGATACGGGTTCTGTTTACATACTAGATGGAAGTTTTGGATACCTTTATTCACAATCCCTAGGAATGGTTCCCAAATGGTGGAAAGAAGCCTACCAAGTAATATAACCTATTGATTTATTTAAATATTCATTTATTGACTTTTGTAACCTAATTTATTATAATTTATTTAGGTTACAAAATAGGTGAATATTATGTACAAAACACGCAAGCTTTTTATATTATTTTTCTTCCTTTGGACGGGTGCACTATTGATTGCAGCCGTTGTACCAAGTTTCAGTTTAGAAAAAACTGCCCATAATATATTCACTCCACTTTACGTTGATATTCCAGGCTGGATTTTTGATTCGATGACCAATTATCAAGAACAGATTAGAACCATGGATACTAGTGCATATAATCCATTTCAAGATTTTTTGTGGTTAGTTTGGTGGTTAAGTATGGTCGCCCTTTCATTAGTTATTCCAGTTTTCTGGTGGGTGGGTATTACATTTGCATTCTGGCTTTCAATTTATGCGATAAGCAACAACGCAGGTATATTTCTTATTTCTGGTGAAACTATTCCACCAGCAGGCGCTCGTTATCGGAATCATTCTTCGGCAGAAGCTGCCAACTGGTTACATTTACTTAATGGTCGTACGACTATTGATAAAACGTTCGATGCTGAAGTACAAGCAAATGCAATTGCAAGTGCTTTAAATCGCAAAAAGTAATATAATATAGGGCGGGATTTTTATCCCGCCTTAATATACTGGATGTGGTGATTTCATTTCCATTTCAAGACGTTTACTTACATAATCAAAAGCTATTTCGCGCTCTATATAAGACATACCATATAAAATATGGTCGTATTTCATACCACCCCGCATGAAATAAGTCAGTTGAACTATGCTGTTAAGTATTGCCTTTGTTTCACCATTTAATCGTCTGTACATTGCCAAAATCTGGTCGGGTGTTCCATTTTTCAGCATTACATAAAAAAACTTATGGGGTTTATTGGGCTTTGGATTTCTATATCCGCGCCACAATCCTTACATTTGGTTTTGAAAGTAAAGTTAGGACCAAAGTCACTAGCTTTTTCTATCGTATTGGATAGTGTTGTAATCCAAGTCGCTGGAATTTTACGTATCCATTCATCTATCATGTTACCATCCTCAATGTTATCAACAGAATGAATAATACTTTTGATAACAAAAACCGTCATCTCTAGTTCTTTTTCTGGTGTCAATCCTTCAGGATTTGAATCCTGATACATTTTTATAACATCTTTAAATTTAGAAGGATGTAATTTTACTTTTTGCCCGTTTGGTAATTTGGTTGTGTATGTGTTACCAACGGTTGTAGGGTCTATCTTTTTAGATTTTTGTAAAAAGTGTGGAATATTCACCGTGTATGGATGGTTTTTAGCATCTTTACAGTTGTGCATATATCTAATTTCCATTTCATCACCATAAGTTACTTGACGTAAACAAACTAGTAAGAAATCCACATCTTTAGATAATAGTTCTGTTGGTTTCACCACCTGTGGAATACAACGCAGAAATACCTTATGAACGGCTTCCCCTGAGAACAAAGCATCGGGTGTTTTCATAAGAATTTCATCATATGCACTCATGGGGTGAATATGTACTTCCCCATCCTGAACATCTTCACGCAATTCGCCATTATTATAGAAAATACCACGGGATGGTAATTGAAAAGTACTACCCGGCAGTTCAACTCTTGATAATAATGGATTAACAACGGTCTGATTTGTGAATGGTGGCTGCATACCAACATCCGTTTTCGGCTGATCGCCTACTATAGGTTTTTCATTATCTGACATATATCTTCTCCATATAACGTATTTTCTATTTATACAAGTATTTATACCTGAAAATTGTGTAAATCCTTAATGTATAAATAGATAAGACACATAATTAGGTTTTTATTATATGGATGATAATCAAATTCTTGAAACATTAGCACGTTTAGTTGCCAACCAATCTGGTTTTGCGGGTCGCGCCGTAGCAGATAGAATAGGTTCGGGCGGCGGTAGTGATGCCAAAGCATATAAAATGCGTGACGACGCAGATAGGAACTTTGATGCAAGTGTAAAAAGATATGAAGCTGCCACTAAAGGTATGAAATATACTACAGATGTTTTTACCAAAAAATTAGGTGAAACGTTTGCACGATCTGAATCAAGTTTGGTTCGTGGACTTTCAAATAGTGTTAAAACCCTCGAAGATGCCCTTCGCTTTAAAGATCAGGCAACTGCCATGGATGCCGTTGTTAAACAATTACAATCGCTTGATCGTACACATTATGAAAATCGTGAAGAACTAGAAGAGCACTTTGCTGAAGTAAGTAAAATGGCAGATAAAGCTGGCTGGGCACTTGAAGATATGGGTGTTCAGATAACCCGTTCTTGGAATGTACAAACACAACAGTACCAATATTTTATTAATAACCAACAGCGCGTTACTGAAAGATTAACAGAACAAACAAAAGAACTTACAGATGCGTTTGAAGAAGCCGAATTTGAAACTAAGAAACATACAGATAGAGTAGAGTACGCCAAAGAAAAAGTAGGTAAGTTTGGTGAAGTCTTAAAACATACTGCTAAAGAATTTATGAAATTTGCGGAACAAGAACAACGTTTTGCACAACAAACCGCAACGGCAGACGCTGGTTGGATTGAAGGTATTAAAGAAATGGGTATATCCCAACTTGCCTACATGAAAATCTTAAAAGATACTAGACATGTTAATTTGGCTATGAATACTTCTGGTGTTGACTTTAAGAAGTCGTTAATAGAATCCCAAAAATCATTACGCGGTTTAACTACTAACTATGAAGAAGCTGCCAAAGTTTCTGGTATGTTTCATAAGAACATGGCTCGCATTGGTGTATCACAAGACCAATTAGGTGATGCTGTTCTTCAACAAACAAAAATTTATGAAGATAATTATCGTGCATTGGGTTATACCGCAGAAGAATTCGCCAATTTAACAAATGAACTAATCAATGATCAAGGTATGCGCGACGTTCTCTTAACTTTACAAGAAAAGGAACGTAAGGCATATGTATTAGGCATTCAACAAAGAATGGCTGAATATCAAACCATGGGATATACCATCGACCGTGCTAAAGAATTACAAAAAACATTCCAAAATTTAGTAGGAATGGACCCACGTGAACGTATGAAGCAAGCTGCTAAAAAGCGTGCTATGATGGGCGCAATGGGAATGGGCAGTGAAGCTACTGAATTGTTTAATCTCGAAGTACAATATAGAACCATGACAGCAGATCAAAAGAAAGATGCTGATATACGTATGGCACAAATACAATCAGATGCTGCAAAAACTTTTGGTGAAATGTCTGGTGCTGGTTCTTCTTTGGGTCAATCTATGGCAATGCAAGTTATGGCATCAAAAACAGGATTTGATCAAGTAGCAAGAACATTTGAAACTGAGTCTGGCCAAGGATTGGTTATTGATAAAGCGCAATTGGAAAAAACTAATGAAATAAGTACCACCGCTAAAAATATTTTAGGTGCTATGGATTATTGGGGTGCCGCATCTAATAGCGCAATAGGAAGTCTTGCTACTAACCTAATTACAGGTATTGGTGGAATTGTATTAGGAATGGCAGGTAAAAATATGTTAGGCAGTATTTTTAGCAAGCTTGGTATGAGTGGATTAGGTAGTATGTTTGGAATGGGCGGTGCAGGCGCAGGCGGTGGAATGTTAGGTGGTGCTGGTGGAATGTTAGCACGTGCGGGTGGTGTAGGTCTTGCTGGTGCCGCAGGATATGGTGTAGGTACATTAATTAATAATAATTTGGGTGAAGATACTAAAGAGACTATTAGTGATGTTGTAGGAACGGCGGTAGATAGTGTTTTAAGTTTTTTTGGTAGTGATGAAGCACAAAAACGTTTAGATACTAAAGCATTTGCAGATTATTATGCGGCTGAAGGCGGCTCTTCCTCTAGAAAAACAGCAGCGAAACAAGAATCTGAGAAGATGCGAGTTGATAAAGACGAGCAAACTGAAAAAATGATGAAAATGCAGCTTCAGCGCGATGAAGATATTAGTATGATATTACAAAAAATCGATGAACATTTAAAAATGGTTAATATGCAAAATACCGAACAGGCTAAAGCGGTTTCTGAAACTGGTAAAGCTATAAATGATCAAGTGCGAAGAAGCAATTTTAAAGGTAAACGACCATCAACAATGTAACCCTTTCGTATAGTTAGCCCATTTTTGATGCTTATAAATACACTAACATATAACAACTAAAAGAAAATTAATATGACGACAGCAAAATGGACAGGATATTTTAAGGTTGTAACCCCACAACCTACCAGTGTAAAAATGACCGATAGCCAGGAAATGGCTGACGCAGGTGCATATAATAATTACACATGGTACCAAAGGTTAGTCCAAGGTTCGGCATCGCGAATGACGCGATATCGCGAATATGACCTTATGGATAATGATATTGAAGTATCACGCGCCCTTGATACGATAGCCGAAGAAATGACAGGTAATAACCCAAAAACTAAAGAACCATTATTAATTGATATATTAACTGAAGATGAAGACAACGTTGAAAGTGTTGCTGTTTTAACATTAAAAGCGGCTCTTCGTCGCTGGGCGCAATTGCATAAATTTCCAAATCGTCTTTATAGTATTGCACGGTTAACTATAAAATATGGTGATGTATTTTTTAAAAAGGGTAAAAAAATAAAAGACAGATGGGAATTTATTCATCCTAAGAATGTTATCGCTGCTGTTGTTGATGAAACTGATGCGACGAAAGTTATAGCATGGCAGATTAAAAAGGATGTTGAAAGACCTAAAGTTGCAGGCTATTCTATGCCAATCGGTGGAAAGCCAAATGGCAACGGTACAGAAAGTGAAATAATACCAGCGAAAGATATGGTACGTTTCACATTAAGTGATGATATGGCAGATACTCAACCATTTGGTGAATCTGTTCTTCGTCCTGTTTATCGTTCACACAAACAAAAAGAATTATTAGAAGATGCTGTTATTATTTACCGCGTACAACGTGCACCAGAACGTCGTGTATTTTATATTGACGTTGGTAAAATGCCACCGCAACGCGTAAAACAATATCTCGAAGGTATTAAAAATGAGATTAAACAGAAAAAGATTCCAACTATAAATGGTGGACAAAATGAAGTTGATTCTGTTTATAATCCACATTCAATGAATGAAGATTTTTTCTTTGCATCACGTCCAGACGGTCGTGGTTCACGGGTCGATACTTTACCTGGTGGTCAAGGTCTTGGTGAATTGTCAGATTTGGAATATTTTCAACGTAAAGTATGGCGTGGTTTGAAAGTTCCAGTTTCATATATGATTGAACAACAAGAAGGTGGTCAAATATGGAATGATGGAAAGGTGGGTATTGCATATATCCAAGAACTTAGATTCGCTTTATATATTGAAAGGCTACAAGGTTTTATTGAAGAAACTTTAGATGCCGAATTTAAAGAATTTTTGCGTAAAACAAATATTCGCATTGATGAATCGATGTATCGTGTAATACTCCCAGAGCCTTCAAACTTTGGTAAATATCGTCAACTTGAACTTGATAGTCAGTTACTTAGTGCATACACAACACCAGATGGTTTAAATTATATGTCTAAGCGATTCGCATTGAAACGCTATTTACAAATGTCTGATGAAGAATTAATAACCAATGAACGTCTAAAACGTGAAGAATTGGGTATTGATCCAGATAGTAAAGATCCTAAAGATTTGCAATTAATTTATGGTACACCTGAAGAAGGTATGCCAATGGGCGGCGCTGGTGCCCTAGGTGGCGGATTCGGTGGTGCAGAATTAGGTATTGGTGGTGAACCAACTGCCGCAGGCGCTGCTGGCGGAACCCCACCACCAGCGGGTGGTAACACGCCAGGTGTGTAAAAAGTTACATAAATATAATAAATCACATAAATAAAGGAGACACTTATGTCTAGTGACAAAGAAGCACTTAATAAAATGCTTGATAATTTGATCAATGATAAGGGTGAACAAGCTGAAGTGCATTTTCATGATTATTTACAAGGCAAGATGCAAGAAGTAATTCATGGAGATGAACAAGTAGTTGAAGAACCCGATACTACAATTACAAACGATGAGGAATAATAAAATGGCTAGGGGTGACAAAAAAGAACTTACAGCAACTGAAATTAAGAAAGAAGCAATCAGCAAGATGCTTGAATCTCTTATTTCTGGTGATGCTGAAAAAGCTGGTGAACATTTACACGATTATCTTCAACTTAAAACTCGTGAAATAATCATGGGTGAAGAAGCAGTTGAAGAAGTTTCTGACGAAGAACTTGAAGAACAAACACGCGACCAAGCATTTGCAATGTCTGGTAAAGTTATGGATGATAAAGTTAAAGGCGATGTCAAATTCGATAACGGCGGTAAGAAAACAGTCAAGCGTCCAGATGGAAATAAAGATGATCCAAACCTTGATATGAACAAAAAAGACAAGGTTAAATTTAAGCACGGCGGTAAACAGCCTGCTAAAGTACTCGAACCAACACCAAAACCAGATCACTTTGATGATGGTCGTGACCGCAATCTAGGTACAGCTAAGTCTTAATTTAACCTATTAAAAAGGGATTTATTTATGTTACTAGAAGAACTTTTACCTGAAAAATGGGCAAAAGCCGGTAAAATGGATACAGAAGAACGTGGTAAGTATGAGGGTAAAACCCAAGAAGAACTTAAATCCATGCTTAGCAAACTTAAAGCATCTGGTCCACACAAAAAAGGTAGTGCTGAATACGAAAAGCAAAATGAATTAGAATTTGCGCTTCGTGCTAAGCATAACTTTGGAAAAGTAGAGTAAGGAAACAACTATGACACAATTACTATTTGAAGAATTGACACCATCACAAGCTGGCCTTATTAGGGAATCATCCCAAGATGGCCAACATATGTGGCTTAATGGTATTTTCATGCAAGGTGGTATAAAGAACCGTAACGGTCGTCTTTATCCAATGAATGAAATCAATGCCGCAGTACAAACGGCCAATCAGCGCATCAAAGAATCAAATGGTATTTTTGGTGAACTGGATCATCCACAAACATTAACGATTAATCTTGATCGTATTTCACACGTTATTACAGAATTGCGTGTTGAAGGAAGTAATGCAATTGGTAAAGCAAAATTACTTAATACCCCTATGGGTAATATTGCTAGAGAACTTGCGAATTCTGGTGTTGCACTTGGTGTATCATCGCGTGGTGCTGGTCAAGTAATGGAAGATGGTGGTGTTCAGGGATTCAATTTTGTAACAGTTGATATTGTTGCACAACCTTCTGCACCGAATGCATATCCAAGTACAGTGGTTGAAGGTTTAGAATTTGCAAAGAATGGACATAACATTCTTGAGCTTTCTGAAGCTGTAAAACACGATCCAGCCGCTCAAAAATATTTCAAACGTGAAATAGAAAAGTGGTTGAATACAGGGCTTTTTGCTAAAAGAAAATAAAAAGTTATAAAAAGTTCAAATATTTTTTAACTTTTATAATACTATAACTTATTGAAACAAATAAGGATTTTGGTTTTATAGTGAAATCAAAATCCTTTTTTGTGTATTTAAATAAATATTTACATAGCAAAATTATAACTTTTTTATATTGAAATAGTTTTAATTATTAACTTACATTTTAGGAGAAAAAACAATGGAAGAACTGCTGCAAAAATTATTGGAAGCAGAAGTACTATCTGAAGAAACTAAAAAAGATTTAGAAAGTGCTTTCCAAACTAAATTGGACGAAGCGATTGCTGTTGCCAAGGATGACGCTGCGGCAGACGTTCGTGCAGAACTCACAGAACAGTGGGTTATAGAACGCGATCAGCTTATTGAAGCTGTCGATTCTAAGGTTACAGAATTTCTTGCTAAAGAAGTCGAAGAACTCAAAGAAGATATCGAACGTTTTCGTGATATTGAAGCTGAATATGCTGAAAAATTAGTTGAAGCTAAAGCAGCAATGTCAGACGAGTTAAAAGATGACTTGATGGAACTTGTAGAAAAAGTTGATGCATTCCTTGAAATCCGCCTTGCTGCTGAAATTGAAGAATTGCGTGAAGACCTTGACACAGTTCGTAAGAATGATTTCGGACGCCGCGTATTTGAAGCATTTGCTGAAGAATTTGTGGCTTCATATGCCGATGAAGATTCGGCTGAAATTTCATTGCGTGAAACACAAGAACGTTTACGTGACGCAGAAGAAGCACTTGCTGAATCTGAATCTAAGCGTAAAGAAATTGAACGTGAAATTGCAATGGAACAAGTTTTATCACCTCTCACTGGCCGCCAGCGTGAAGTGATGGAAGCAATCCTCCGTAATGTTGACACGGAACATTTGGAAGAAGGATATAAGACCTTTATTGGTCGCGTACTCCGTGAAACCTCAGAGAAGGAAGGTTCAGTACTAGCTGAGAGTAAAAAAGAAAAAGACGAAGATGATGACGACGAAGACGATAAGAAATCTAAGAAATCTAAGAAGTCTAATAAAGAAGACGACGAAGACGACGAAGATGAAAAAATCGAAGAAGGCGTAATAATCACAGGCGACAAGGAAGAAGAAATCGTGATAGAAAGTGATTCATCACATAAAGCACAGATTGCTTACTACAAGAAGCTTGCAGGTATTGAATAAAATAATTAACTTTTAATTTCATTTTTCTGAGGAGAAAACTAATGAATGAACTTTTCGAAAATTGGTCAGAAACTAAAGCAGCATTGCTTGAAGGTCTTTCCGCACAAAAACAAAAGGTTGTAGCACCTTTGCTTGAAAACCAGAAGCAGCAAATGATTGCTGAATCTGCGGCAGCAGGCTCTACACAAGCACACGACATTGCTGGATTTCGTAAAATCTTAATCCCAATGATCCGTCGTATCATTCCAGGCACAATTGCTACAGAACTTGTTGGTGTACAGCCAATGACTGGTCCAGTTGGTCTGGTTTACACGTTGCGTTATCGTTACGCAGAAGCTGTTGCTAATACTACACACGCTAACCCATTTGGTCTTCCAGGCGCAATTGCGGTAGATGATGAAGTATTTGGTAATAGTTCACCAATTCGTCAATGGTATTCTGGCGCTGCTGGTCCTAACACAGGCTCACCAGAAGTTGCTGGTCCAGCTGCTGATCAACCAGCGGGTGCAGGTGCTATTGATAATGCTGATACTACAACAACAGGTATCACTGGACTTAACGCTGATGGTCATGCATGGCCTTCAAGCCTTGGCGCATCTGCTGGTAACACTGGTTACACAAACGCACTTGGTCAAGTAGTTGCAGGTTCTGTTTGGGGTGGTTCTGGTAGCTTCATCGAAGGTTCTGGTGGTCGTAAGATGACTATGGACGTTGTAAGTCAGTCTGTTGAAGCTGGAAGCCGTAAGCTCCAAGCTGGATGGACAATCGAAGCTATGCAAGATCTTAATGCACAGCACGGTCTTGATCTTGAATCAGAAATGACACAGGCTTTGTCTGCTGAAATCGTTCAGGAAATTGACCAAGAAATCATCACTGATCTTCTTGCACTTGCAGGTACTGTTGACACGTTTGACGGTGCTGGTACTGGTGTATATGGTTTCAGTGCTGGTAACTACGCGCCTGCTTATGTAGGTGACCGTCTTGCTAACCTTGGTGTTATCATCAATCGTGTAGCAAACGAAATTGCACGTAAAACACGTCGTGGTGCTGGTAACTTCATCGTTGTTTCACCTCTTATCGTTTCTATTCTTCAGTCTGCTGCTAAGTCAGTCTTCGCACCAGCTGTTGATGGTAGCTTTAAAGGTCCAAACAACACAATGATGGTTGGTACACTTAACGGTACAATTAAGGTTTATAGCTATCTTTGGAACCAAGCAGGTGCTGGTCTTGATCTCGGTGGAGCTACTTCACCAATGGGTCAAGCTTCAGATACAATCCTTGTTGGTTATAAAGGCGGAAATGGAGAAACTGATACTGGTTACTTCTACTGCCCATACATTCCATTGATGTCATCTGGTGTTGTTGTTAACCCAACTACATTCCAGCCAGTTGTAAGTCTTATGACACGTTACGGTAAAGCCGTATTCACTACAACACAAACATCTCTTGGTAACAGCGCTGACTACTACGGTAAGATCAACGTTGCTAACCTTGACCTTGCTTAATCGCAAGTTACATGGATGTAACACAAAAAAGCCACCTTCGGGTGGCTTTTTTTATTGCCTGAAAAATAAATATAAATATGAGACTATCAGAATTATTTGAATCTATAAGCGAATTTGCAGAACAAACCAAGGCTAAATATGACTTAACCGCATTTCATGTTTATGAAACTGGTAATATTATAACTCTTAGTATGTTTGAAGTTCCAAAAGCCAACCGTAAAATGGGGATTGGTTCTGCTGTTATGGCAGACCTTGTAAATTATGCAGATGTGCATAGAAAGATGATAGTTCTTACCCCAGGACTTCAAGATTCTAGACATGGAACTACGTCGCGTTCAAGGTTAATAAAATTTTATAAACGATTTGGATTTGTTGAAAATAAGGGAAGAAATAAAGACTTTGCAATATCCGAATTAATGTATAGAAATCCAATGTAACATATTTTTTACACGAATATTGATAACTAATATAAATAATCTTAATAATAATAACAATGGAACTTTCGTAATGGTAATGAAACTTACTTTCAAAGAGTATCTTGATTCCAAAGAAAAGCTAAGAGAAGCTATTGCAGTAACTCCTAAACAAGTTAAAGAATATACTGTAAAAAAGTATTGTAAGCTTGTTATTGGTGAAAGTAAAGATGAAAAGGAACAGGTAAATCTGAAACCTAACCAAAAAATTATTATTGAATGGGTCTATAGAAATATAGATGAACCCACCCCTATAAAAATAATATTTGAAGGTGTTAGTCCCGATATAGATTCTGAAGACCATTCAACCTATTGGCAATCATTAAAACTTCAAAAATGGCTTCTTAAAAACACCCGCGAAACTGAAAGATCATAAAAATCAGTATTTCACCACAATATAAACCTATTATTCCCAACGAATGGTATAAATACTTAATACATAGATAGGAGTATTATATGTCC